TCGATCCGGTCGCTAGTCTATATTTCTGCGAGGCCGCGGGCTGGGATTCGGCGCATGGTCCCGTCCGACACACGCTGAGAGAGTTCGTCGATAGAGCGATCCTGTCGGAGGACGCGGAGCCTTAGTGTCGAGGAGTCCTTCCGACGCAGCACGAAGCAGAGCTCTCGCGTCGATGGCGTCAAGCGGAATGTCGAGGACATCGGATTAAACAAAAACCGTGATCCGAAGATCACAACAATGCAGTCAGTCTACTTCGCACCATCGCATCTTGACTCTCCGATTATCGACACAAGCTTGCGCGTATACGATGCTTATCGAGTTTGGGCGCACGACGCCACGCTGGCTGAAGCCCCCGACGTACCCACTACAGTTGAGAGTCTCGGGCTCTCTCCGGAGTTCCGAACGAAAACGTTAGCGAGTCTCCAACGCGTCATTGAGGCCGCAAGGTCGCATCTCCCTTACCGAGTGGAGTTGCCTCCAGTCCTTCGACCGGAGCGATACCCCGCCTGGTACAATGTAGTCCCGTCCGTGGACCTTCGAGAGACCGCCGATCTCGAACGAGCCGAAAGAGTCGTCGCCCCGGTCATCGAGCGCTTCGACGAGTGGTGTTGCGAGCGCTCGGGGATCGAATACTCGCCCGGGGTAGCTCCTCAGGCCGGCGCAGAGCAACGATTGTATCTCGCTCGCTACAGGATCTACAAGCGAGTCGTCGACAAGTACGTCGAAGCGCGCGCGAGCGGATCTCGCGACCCGGTCCGTATCAACGAGCCAGAGATTCGCGGTGTGATTTCCTCCGATCTATGCATCGTGTGGGCTCCTCTAGCAGAGCAGAGCGTCGTCGTGATGACGTACGAGCAGCTCCTGATGATATCGGACTGCTGCATGTGCCGGTACAACGCGTCTATGGCGATTCTCTATTTGTACGGACCGGAGTCAACGCTTCACCGGCGCATGGAGGAGTCTACTCGCTGGCAAGAGGAGTGCCTAATCCGATACGGAAATCTCGGCTTCGAGATCGCCAAGAACACGGAGGCGCTCGCGCTGACGTATCTCGCGCGCTCAGCCGGTGATGTAATGTCCGGACCAGGAGACTCGTACGACGACATGATCGCAAAGGTCGAGCAGAAAGAGTTGGACATCCGCGAGAAACTCGGGTTCGAGGCAAGCGGCTCACGCCCTCAGTCACTCGCCACACTATATGAGACGACTGTTTTGACAGGAGACCCGGAGCCGTATGTCGTCACTGAGCTCTTCGGGATTCAGAAACTGTGCGGCCATCCGCTGATAGACGTCCGTGTCTCGGGCCAGAAAGCGAGGCGGATTGCTAAGCTTCCCGACGAGACGCGTCCCGCTGCACTCTTCGATCTGAGCCATCAGTTCTGCGACTCTTTCGTCAGAGGGTATATCTCTCGGTACCACAAATGGCCGCCTATATCGTTCTCTGGGCGGAAGACCACTCTCGAGCGCCTGCGAAATTCTGACTCGTTGTCGTTCCCCGAAGGCGCCTATCCGCTGACCGACTGGAATTACGCGCGGCTTCAGAAAGTTCTCGATCTGGAGTACTACGACGACTACCTCGAGCTCATTGACGACAAGTCGATCGCCTACCTACGCTCGGAGACTCATCTGGCCTGGGATCGCGGACACGCGTCGACTGAGAGACGTCTCGTCCTGGAGATACTCCGACGCCGCGAGTTTTTCCCTCGCGCTATGGTCGACGCCGTCGAGCAAGGCGAAGTCCCTGATGACCACTACGTCTGCGTCACCGTGCCAAAAGAGAAAGAGTTCAAGACCGAGGCTCGGATGTTCACTATGATGAGTCTAGAGATGAGATGTTTCTTCGCGTTACTCGAGGCGAATATCGCGCGCGGAATTCTCCCATTCTTCCCGGAGGTGACCATGACCGACTCAAAGCAGGATATCCACGAGCGGTTTTTGACGACCACACGCCCGAACCGTCGCGCCGTATTCGGACGCATCATAGCGACGATCGATCTCGCGTCCTGGAACGTCCGATGCAGGAAAGGGCCGGTCAACGCGATCGGCTACCAGATCAATCGGCTGTTCGGTCTCAGGCGCTCTTTCACGTTTGTTCACGAGTTCTTCGAGCGATGCATGATGGTCATTCGCACAGCGGGGCTCAGACCGCAGACGATCGAGAGAGACACGGTCGTCGAAAGCGACCTTGTCCATTTCGGACATCTAGGGGGGCTCGAAGGAATCGCCCAGAAACTCTGGACGGTGATGACCGCGACGCGTCTGCGCTCCGGTCTGCGATCGATGCCGGTTGCCTATACACTGTCGGAACAGGGCGACAACGTGGTGATCGTCGTGTCTTATCGCCGCCGTCTGGAGATCCCGGAGCATGACGACGCCCACGAGGTCGCGCGAGAGGTGATCGAACGCTGCGAGAAAGCGATGGCCGACATCTTTCACGAGATCAAGCCGGAAGAATGCATCGTCTCGGAGAGCATCCTCTCTTACTCGAAGGTAGTCTACGTGCGAGGTGTCGATTACCCGCTCTCGATCAAGAGTCTTATGCGTCTGACTCCGACGTCCTCGCTCGACTTTCCCTCACTCTCTGCGTTCATCGCCTCGATATTCAGTGGCGCAGTCGGCGCAGCAGAGTCATCGAAGCGTCCCGGGCGATGCTATTGGCTCGGCCTATTCCACGCCGCGATGTATCTGATCGAGGCGTGCTGGGGACACGGGGTGTACGGACCTCATCTCCGTTCACTTCTGGGAGCAGCCGACGACCGCGCCATCCGCACGATGTTGATCACCCCCGCCGAACTCGGTGGGCTACCCATCGTCGGACCGTACGGCTTCGTATACAAAGGGTCTGGCGACCCGCTCTCAAAGAGCCTTGCGTCGCTCAAAATCTTACAGCGCGGTCTGTCCGAAGCGCGTGACATCATCGGCTTCGCTCTAAGCGACGT